GCTCCTGCTTAGCTTGGCTTCAACATCAGCACGATATGCTGGATCTGTGCTGTAGCGTGGGTCAGCAATGGCACGACTCAGCTCAGCATGTGAACGGAATAGGTTGTTGCTTTCTGTAGCTGCCTTACGGCCTGTGACTAGCGGAGCTTCATAACCCTCAGCATTCTTATATCGATTGCTAAGAGCCTCTACAGCAAACTTAATAGCAGCAGCATTGCCACTGTTAGTAACTTAATTGTAGCTATCAATCTCTGCTTGGTCTAGGTTGTTAGCAGCCCAGCTTACGATCTCTTGGTAAGAATCTTTCCCACCAACAGAATCAAGGATAGCCTTCTCAGCGTCAGCATCCACAGCTTGTTGCTGTGCAGCTTGGTTGGACTTGTTAAAGAAGTCCACGTATAAGTTGACGAGTTCTTTTGAATCCATCTTAGAAAGCTCAGCAATTGTTTCCTCGCTTAGCTCTCCCTTCTCAGCATACTGTGCAGCGGCTGTGCTGAATATCTCAGGGGACTCAGTAGTCTCCTCAGCAGGAACCTCCTCAGTGGCCTCTACAGGCTCCTCAGCAGGCTCTCTCTCATCTTCAGGTGTATCCTGTCCTAGCTTAGACTGGAGCTCGTTGTAAGCCTTTACAAGATCCTCTTGGGACTTGAACTTACCAGCAATCAAACCAGCATCTTCGTTAGACGCTTCTGTCTGATCGAACCTACGAGCTTTGTCTTCTTCTTGGAGCTTAGCGATCTTCTCGCCTTGCTCAAGTGCAGCAGTCTCAGCTGCTTGTTGTTCTGCGGATGGACCCTCAGAAGGATCGAATACGGTGGTTGCCATTTAGGAGAAAGTTGTAGTTACATTGCCTAGGCCGGGCCTAGTTACTCTAGCGGTCTTGCCATACTTACCAGCTGTGTTCTTACCTGGGCCATTGACCTTAGCCTTAGGAGCATAGCTCTTCTTAGGAAGTGCTGTGTCCACGGGGGTTGGTTCCCAAGCTTCATTCAGATCTGGAGTAGTAGGGTTATCACCTTGAAAAGATCCGTCAGCCTTGCGGGCTCGGCGGCGGGGTTGGGGCTTCTTGTTGCTGTCCATTTTGTTGTCCTTGCATTTGTTCCATCATCTGTTCAGCCATTGGAGACTTAGCCAGTTGACCAGCTTGATTAACCATAGACATAGAAGCAGAGTCAGACATAGCCTGATCCTTATCTTGCTTGAGTTGCTGTGGCAGCTTGACGAGTCCTGCTGTATCGATGCCGGAAGATGTAGCCAGCCTCTTGATACCTTCAGGCACATTTACATACTTCGCTACTGATTCAGGGCCAAAGTTTTGAGCAAGTGTCTGGAAGAACTCGATCAGAGCCTGTCTATCTTGACCACGACCAACACCATAGAGACCTGCAACAACAGTAGGAGTCACGACGCCTTTAGGCAGAGCAGGCATATTGCCGCTACGCTGTAGGACGTGAAGCTTACGGTTGAGGTAGGGCTGTAGTAGCTCAGCTGTTAGTGCTCCGAAGATTCCACCAAGTTGCTCGTTAAGCTCCTGCTGGGTGGCTTGAACTTCGGCTGCGGTAGTTCTTTCAGACTGACGAACAGACAGCACCAGGAAGGCATCAGAGAGCCTCTGGGTGAGGTTCTGGATCATCTCCATTACTGTGCGGAAGTCAGCGGTCTTACCCACTTGAACAACTCCCACATCATCAGGTCGGCCTGTGATTATAGCTCCATTGCTAGCCTTAGCTAGTGACTGAGGCTTAGTTGTTGCTGCTGGATTTACCAGGAACACCACCTTAGCTGCTGCTGCACTGCCTTCGACCATAGCCATCATCAGAGACTCTAGTGACTTGAGATCACCAAAGAACTCCTCAACACGACCACGACCATAGCTCTCGCCTTCTACTACGTTAAAGCGTAGAGGCATCCAAGGGCTATGCTTGAGAGGGGCGCTGGAATCAGATCCTTTAATACGCTTACCATCACACTCTTGATACCATTTGTGTGATCCGTTCTCTAGCTTGACGTGTGTATAGACTGTTGCGTTATTGATACCTGTTCCTTTGTTGCCAGTACTAACACCAAACTTAGGACCATCTTCACCAACAGCGTTGGAGTCAGGACCATCCAAGCCAGGCTCGATAGTTTGAAATTCTTTGGGGAGAAGGCTGCGGTCAACGATCTCTTTAGTTACGATCTCGATGACAGTACCATCACCATCTCTGTGGATCACAT